TTGCGCAGCATGATGTTCCAGACCTTGCGGGACACCACGAGCGAGCCCGGCTCGACGCCGTTGGTCGCGATGTAGGTGTCGCGCCACGACATCAGGTCGGACAGCGGGTCCGGGGTTCCGGCACCGTTCCACAGGGCCGCCGCCGTGACGGTGTGGCCCGCGTCGCGCTGCCAGTCGATCGTCGTCCCCAGCTCGGGAATCGGCGTCTTGCCGGTCGCGAGGGTCTGGCCTCGGGCCAGCTCCACGCGCGCGAGGATGTCGCGCGTCAGCTTCCGGGCGTCATTGAAGATCTCGTCCCGGATGCGCTGGTCGGTGACCTTCCGCATCCGGAGCCGGTCGTACTCCGACGACCTGGTCTTCAGGGACATCGGCGGCAGCTCGCCAACGATGTCGCGCAGCGTCTGCCGGCGCCCGATCGGGGACTCGGCGTCGTAGGACCGGTAGGCCGCCGCGTCAGCGAGGCCAGTGCCGCCAGCGGCGACCCGGTACTCGATGTCGTCGACGAACTCGTTCGGCAGGTACTGCCCGAGCGTGAACCGGTTGACAGCCATGTCCGCCATGGCCTCCCGGACATAGCCGGTGACCTCTGCGGGGTAGACGTAGTTCGAGGTAAGCAGCATGTCTGACTACCCCTCTCAGGCGTAGATGATGTGCGAGTTGGTCCCCTGCGCCGTCGCGTCCACCGAGATCGGCAGATTCGCGACGATGACCCGGCCGTGCTCGAAGAGCGCGCCGTTGGGGTTGGACGAGCCGTCGGTGGCGGTGGCGGTGAACAGGAACCCCGCGAGGTTCTGCGATCCGTCAGTCGCTCCGGCGGTGTACGGGCCGTACATGCCCGAGTTGGCCCCGGACGTGTACTTGCCGAGGGGCAGGCCCGACGGCAGGTAGCCGTTCGGGTAGTGGGTGGCCTTGGTGAACGACCCGATCGCGAGCGTGATGCTGCGGGCGTTGTTCGTGCCATGGGCCGACCCGAGCCACGACTGGTCGTCACGACCCAGCGTGTTGAAAACCGGGTTGAGGTTCATGAGAACACTCCTCCAAATGGCGAGATGGGTGGTGTTGCTTCGTGCATTGGTCGGCTCATGTGCGACCTGCCCGTGTCGGGCGCTCCCATGGCGGGAAGTTCAGAGAGAGGCTCAGCCGCGGCGCTTGCCGCTGCGGTAGAGCTCGGCCCCAGACTGAAGGGAGGGGCCAGTCGAGCCGGTGCGCTTGCCGGCGCCGCTGGCCGAGGGGCCGCGGCGGGCAGGGGGCTCGTCGTCTTCGGGGTCGGCAGCCCTGGGCGCGATGCTGTCGACGTAGGCGGCGACCTTCGCCTCGTCGACGTCGCCACCATCAAGGAACTTGGTGAGGTCGAGTGGCTCAAGGATTGCGGCCAGCTTCTCCGCGTCGATGCGGTTCGCGGCAGCCGCCTTGAACTCGGCGCGGACCAGCCGGGGGGCGTACTCCTCGCGCGCGGTCTGAGTGGCAGCCTCGCGGGCCTCGAGTACGGCCTTGTCCTTGTCGGACATCAGCTCTCGCTCGAGCGCGTCATGCTGGCCTGCCTTCTCGCGTAGCGTGGCGAGTTCGTCAGGAGTGAGCCGGCCGAACGCCTTGTTGCGCTCCTCATGCTTGCGGGCCTTGTCCTGCCAGTAGGCGGCCTGCTGCTCGGCGGTCATCTCCGCGATCGGGGTGTTTGCCGGGAAGCCCTTGCCGCCGTCGCTGGGATCAGGGTCACCCTGGCCGCCGTCGCCAGAGTCGTCGGGGTCTACGGAGTCGTCGCCACCCATGATCGGCCAGCAGATCTTGCCGCCGGGCGAGATCCACAGCGCGCGGATCGGCTCGCCCGTGAGCGGGTGGCGCTGAGTCGGGTGGGTCGGAAGGTGCATCTCTGCTGCCATGTCGGCAATCCCCCATGTCGGGTGAGGTGAGGTTTCCCCATGTCGGGGCTGCCCGCGAGTCGGTCGCGGGAAGTTCAGCGGCGCGTTAGTTCGGCGCGGAGACGGCCGAGCTGCTGGGTTCGCCAGGGCGAGTCCTTCAGCACCTCGGTGATGTTGATCTGATTCCGCAGCCAGTCAGCACTCTGGGTGGCGATGCCACTCTGCTCAGGCTTGGGCGCGGACCCTTGACCCTTGCCTGCGCCGGAGCGCTTCTTCGGCAGTAGCACCGGGCCGAGTTCGCCGTGCTCGTCGACCTGATAGCGGGTTCTCTTGAGGTTCGCGCCCGAGGTTGAGTCGCCAGCGTTCTTGTAGAGCGTGCCGAGATCGATGTTGTTCAGCGAGCCGCCGGGGTCATTCGCGCCGATGATCGGCAACACGCCGCACTTGCACCGATCATGGATTGGCAGCAGCGCCTTCTTGTGGTAGATGCGGTCTGCGGCGGCGATGCACAGGCCGCAGACGCCGCCTTGAGAGAGTTCCGGGTGGATCACGCGCCGGTAGCCGGTCGCGGGCATCTCGATGACGTTCTTCTGTGCCTGCGCGCGAGCAGCGAGTGTGACGTCCATCTGGTTCATCACGTCCGCGCGGGTCAGGACGTGACCCTTGGCCGCGTCTGGCGTCTCGCCCTTGGAGATCTCGTAGCGGTACTGCACCGCGAGCCGCTCGTAGACCTTCTCCGGGTCGACGCCGTTGCGCAGGTCCGTCACGACCACTTGGCCGACCGGGCGCACCGCGTGACCCGCCATCGTCGAGGCGATGTGCGCTAGATAGGCGTCCTCTTGCGAGGCCATCACCCGCTGCGCCGGCTGCACAAGCCCGCTGATCTGCTTTGCGAGCCTGCGCACGGCCAGATCGTCGTACCAGGCATGGAAGCCCTCGACGAGTGCCCTGACGTGCGCCACGAGGTTGTCAGTGAGCGCCGCTCGAGCCGCCGCGTTTGCCTCGACAGCCTGCTGGACCGCGACGAGCGCAGCGCCGGTCTCTTCGGCGTTAGGCTGCGCCACCGGAGCCGCCCTGCTGGGCGCCCGGCTGGCTCCGCGCCGCGAGCGCCGCCCGCTGGGCCGCCAAGACGAGGTCTTCGGATCGCTGCGACTTGGCAGCGCTGATCTGCTGCGGGCTCATCTGCCAGACAGCCTCAAGGATCGACTCGAACGGGAGCACGGTGGCGGCCTGCTGCGAGGCCATCGCCATCTCGGAGAGCGAGTACCGCTCGGCCGGGAGGAAGACCACCTCGACCTTGGACGGGTCAGAGCGCTCCGTGTCGCCCATGTACTCAAACCCGAGGGCGATGTTGACGGCCAGCACGCGGCCGGCCATCCGTAGGAACTCCTCGACGCCGAACACGAGGCCCTCGCGCTGCAACTGCGCGCCCTCTGCGGTCTGTGTGGCTGCGTCAGGGGTGAACATGGTCATCGGGGTCCGGGTAACGGCAGAGAGGGTAAGTTGCGCCTGCTTGATGGCCTGGAGCAGGCCGTTCAGGTCAGCCTGACCCGACTCCCAGACCTTCGCGCCGGGCGGAAGGAGCCACAGCGAGTCAGGGCCGGACTCGAACATGTCGTTGTAGTCGATCAGCGCACCAGTCTCGTCGCGCTCTTCGAGCTGGCCGACGCCCTGGTCCGCGGACTGCTCAATGCCGCGCTGGCGGAATGCCTGCATGGTCGTGATGACCATGAGCATCAGGTTCAGGTGGTTCAGCCGGTCGAGAAGGTCAAGGTGCATCTCGTAGATGCCCACACCATCGGCGTTGGTGAGTTCCCGGACCGGGACCGTCTGCGAGTCATAGGTCTCCGACCAGTACGGGTCAGAGGCCTCCTCGCCATCCGCCGGAGCAGTGTCGCGCAGGTCGTAGGAGCCGAGCGAGAACGAGACCTTGACCGGGTCGGAGATGCCAACGATGCCGCCGGACCTCAGGCTGCGAGTCGCAGTCGGAGCCGTGCGCTGCTTCACCGCGACATGCTTCTTGCCCGGAAGCCACAGGATCGCGACATCAAGGCCGGCCTCGGAGTCGTGGAACAACTTGAATGCAGCCTTGGCCTTGTTTGGGTTGACCGGGTCCGACTCGATCACGACCTGCCGGGGGTCCTCGGCGGTGATCTGCGCCAACTCCTCGCCGTCATCCGGTGAAGAGGTCGCCAGGTAGGAGCGTCCGAACCGCTGCGCCATCCGGGCTGCCTCAGGGAAGGTGATGTCGAGGTTGTTTCCCGTAACCAGACGCCACGCAACCGCATCCCGGTCCGGGTCTTCGCTTGCGGCAGTCTTGACCGACCGCAGACCCATCCGCTCGACGCGGGCCTGGACGATCATCGCCGCGTAGTTCGTCCGCGAGGTCTGCTGGAAGCGATAGAACCGGCTCTTGGTCTGCTCTGATCCCCACGCAAGCGGCGGTCGGCCCTCGTAGTACGCCTGGAGCAGGTCGAAGCGTGCCTGGTCCGCCTGGAGCTTGCGCCACAGCCGGTTCATCCACCAGCCGACCGAACCGGGTTCCGTGCCGTCAATCGCCACCGGAACCTCCTTCCATCAGCGGACTCGGATGACCTTCGCGGACTTCTTCTTGCGCGGCTTTGCGCCCTTCGCGACCGCGTCAAGACGGGCCTGCCACGACAGGACCGCAGCCATGGCGTTGTCGAACTTGCGGTCCTCGTGCAACTTCTTCAGCACGAACAGGCGGCGGCCTTCGTCGTCGTAGAGGTTGATGTCCTTGCGACCGGCTGCGGCGATGTGCCGAGCGAATCGCACCTCCGGACCATCAGGAGCGGCATCCCGGCCGACTTCATGGGTGACCGCACCGGAGCTGATCGCTTCCACGTAGGCGCGCACCGCATAGGACATCTGCTTGGGGCGGTTGGTCCACCACTCTTCCCAGACGCCCGGACGCTTGCCGGCCCACTCGCCCATCGTCTCGATCCAGTGCGGCGGGTCTCCGTATGCCTTGAATACCTCATACCGCTCGCAGATCTCG